GTAAACTATCTTTATTTGTAGATGTATATCTTTTTATTGTAGTTCTACCAATACCATAGAGTGATTCAGGACCCCCACTGTAGCTGTATAAAGTCCCTAGGTCATTTTTTTTATTTCCTAAAAATTCTCCTGCTTTTTTTAATGTATTAGAAACTCCAGATATAAGTTTTCCTATACCTGTTTGGTTTTCATTATTAGTAATATCGGATGATGTGGTGGTGTATATTTTATCTTGCAACAAATATATTAATCTATTATTAGGCCCATCTTCAAATAAATTAGGACCACTTAAAATACCTGTACCATCAGCATCTACATACCCCCCTGTAGCTGTAGGTAGTAGGCCTTCTCTTTTTACATGTAAACCTGTTCCTGAAGCAGCTACTTGGGCTAACATATTCCCATTAAGGTTATATGTTCTTTGGTTTGCTACAGAACCAATTAAACTACTACCAACACTAGATAAAAAATTAATTATTCCCCCACTAGATTCAACTGAGTTAGATGGTTTATCTATTCTAGGATTAGAACGTTGCAAGCCTACTTGTTTAGCAGTAAAAGCGATTCCTTTAGGTGTGATTAAAAAATTAGTTATTCTTTCTAAATCCTCTAATTGCCTATTAAGATGGGGTACTGCCCCTCCTCTTATCAGACTATTAGGGACTCCTGAATTTAAATCACCGGGCAAATTAATTATATTAGGGTTTCTTTTTATTGCGTCAGCTATAGAATTTTTAATAAAAGGTTCAGGACTAAACCCATTATTAGGTTTATCAAAAGCCTTTCCTTCTCCAAAGGCCAATGATTTTTGTTCAGCATTATCTAAATTTGTTAATAATTTTTTTAGTCCCATTTATTTATATATTAAAATGATGTTCCTGTTTCAGGGTTAGTGTATCCTTTAGGTGTATTACCATCTAAATCTGCAAAATTAGCACCTACAGGAGTAGGTAAAACTGATGGCCAAATCCCACCTTTTTGACCTGCTCCAAAACTAGCTCCTGGATTGATACTACTTTGGTAAATATTTGCTAATGAATCTTGTTTTAAAGTAGAAGATATTCCTTTATCAAATGCTGGACCAGGCGCACCATTTAAATCTTGAAAAGGTGAATTACTACTAAATCCTGGTACCTGTTGTAACGAATCTATGTGTTTTTGTGAAGCTTCTGTTGTGGGTAATTGAAATTGTGGTCCAGGTTCACCGTTTAAGTCTTGAAAAGGTGAATTTTGAGGACTACCAGGTACCTCTTGTAGAGAGTCTATATGTTTCTGTGAAGCTTCTGTTGTAGGTAGTTGGGATTGTGGTCCTTGGTTACCATTTAAATCTTGGAATGGTGAATTACCACTAAACCCAGGTACTTGTTGTAGTGAATTTATATGTTTTTGTGAAGCTGCATCTGTTGGTAGTTGGGATTGGGGTCCAGGATTACCATTTAAATCTTGAAATTGTGATTTATTAGGAGCAGGGGTATATGTTAACCCTGTATTGGTACTTTTAGCATTTTTAGTTAAAAGATCTACCATATGATCGCCTGTTTCGCTTTGGAATGGTGAATTTGTAGTTCCTTCTAATGTATTATAGAAAGAATCAGGTACACCGTCTAAATCTTGAAAAGGAGAAGTTGTTGGTACTTCACTAAGTGAATCAGTATGCCTTAATGATGCAGCATCTGTTGGCCGTTGGAATTGAGGTCCTTGCTGTGTTTCCATATCACTAACGGGTCCATTAGCTAAATCAAATATTGAGTTTTTATTTTTTATTGCCATTTTATTTCATTTTTATTGATATCCACTTCGGTTTTTAGCGTCTGTTTGTGCTAATCCATTTACTGCTGAATTATTAGAGGCAGCATACCCATCATATTGTGTATTTACATTTACATTTACCCTTGACATTGCTAGTGCCATTTTATTATAGTCGAATTTGTCTTTTTCTGCTGCTGTTTCTACTGAGCTTTTCTTTACAGAATCATCTGTTACATCAAAACCACCCATTAAAGCACCAAATATACTAGTCCCTGATTCTAATCTATCTACTAATATTACAACAAAATCCTTAAGTTTTTCTATTGCTGCGTTAAATTTTTGTTGGGTTGATAATTGTTCTAATTGTGCTAATGTTGTTTTATCATTTTCTCTTCTTGCTTTTTCCTTTAATTCAGCTATATTTCCTTGTTTTAAAAGGATATCAGCTACTTGATCTGCTTGCATGCCTAAAGACTTAGCTAGTGCATCCTGCTGTAAAACATTCATTTTAGAAAAATCATTAAAATCACCCATGTTTTCAGCTAATTCTTTAGATAATGTTTCTTGATCACCTGTTAATGCTGCTAATCTTGCCTTTTCTAAGTTTATTTGTTTACCTGTAAGTAATTCGGCCTCTAACTCTGAATTTATGGATTCTTCAAAATTTAATAGTTGCTTTCCAGCCTGTGCTACATCTTTTAGTTCCATTCCTAAAAGTTTAGCTTGTGTTATAGCAGCTGCTATTCTTCCTGGATTAGCACTTAAATTAGCTCTAATCTGACCTGATACTTTACCTGTTTCTTCAAGTACATCTTTTATAGCTACCCTAGAACCCATTTCCCTTTCAACGGCTTTTGCTGCTCCTGTGGCATCTAATTTTATCTGGCTTATACTTTCTCCCCCCAATAATGAAGCTTGTGCAAACCCCATTGCGGATTCTTTAGTTAATCCTAATCGATTCTGTAGTGTAGCTACACCATCTAATAATTCACCTGATATTACTGTTGAACTAGTTCCTAAAAATGTATTAATGTCGGCGAATGCTTTGCCTATTTCTTTAGAAGTATTTAATAGGTTATCTGAAGACATTGCTGCTTCGTTTAACCTACGATTTAGTCCTCTAGCTTCATTTTTAGATACTCCTAATCCTTTAGCTAATGCTGTTATTTTATTATTTGCACTTATTAATGCTTTAACTAATGCTACCACACCTGTTAATATTAAACCAAAAGGGTTTAATTTTAAAGCTTTAAAAGCACCCATTAAAGATCCTCCTAAACCTTTACCTGCTACTGCTGCGGCTCTAGATCCTTTAGCCATTTTATTTATACCAGAAGTAAAACCTGAGGGCAACTTTAAATTTTTCTGTAGTGTACCTGCTGATGATTCTAAGAAGTTAAAAGATTTTGTTGCGGCATTACCACTGTCTTCGATTTTCTTTACTCCTTCTCCTTGTGCTTTAGCTAATTTTTGAGCTCTATCAAGTTGGTCATCAAGTACACCAATTAATTCTCCATTATCTTCAAGACTATCTTCTATTAGTTGTTGTCTTTCAAATTCAAGTTTTTTAATTAACTCTTGAGTTTCTGCATGTTTTTGTGCTACATTTTCGGCCTTAAAAGTTCCATCTAAGATTTTATCCTCTATATCTTGTTGTTCAGTAAGTGCTTTTACTAAACTTCTTTGTAAAGATACAGAACCACCTAGTTGTTCTCTTTGATCGGATTGGTGTTTTAAAATCGCTTTAGTAAGGTCTAAATTTTGCTTAGCAAATTGAACTTCTTGTGCTTTATTTTGTAAAAAATCTTTTTTATTTTCGTCTCCGTTAGCCATAGTATAATAATTCGATAATAAATATGAAAAAAGAAAAGATATCTACGATATCTTTACTTCTTAAAGTTATAAACACTTGAGGGTGTTATATTAGGCCCCATTGTATTATTTTGGGGTTTTTCACTTTGTTGTGAATTTTTTTCTGATTGTTTTTTAAAATATTCATTAAGTTTTTGAATATGATAACGTCTCAACCAAACTGGCATATTATATACTTCTGAGTGTATGAAACCACCACCGCCATGGTACACTAGATCGTGGATCTGAGTAAATATAATATTTCTATATTCCGGCGTCAGGCCAAAAAAAGTCGGACCCAAGTGGAAACATTACATTTGATTCCACAGCTCCATCTTCAAACACTGCGTTTGCTTGGAGTGTAACATCTGGGGAGATGTCTTTAATATGATTTCTTAAGGCTCTTGAATCTCGGGCTAAAAAAGCATTATCTATAAATTCTCTTACTGTTTTTTTATCATAATTACCTTCGATAGATAGTATTACATGTTTTAGTTTAGTGGTACCTTCAAATCCTCTTCTATTTAATTTTTCTAATCCTTTAATCTCTTGTTCGATTTTAGTTTCATCTTCATGAGTTAAAAGTTTAAAAGTAATTTCTTTTTTAGATGTAGGTAAAGTAAAACTAAATTCATTTCTACCTTCAACGGATGTAGACACATCTATTTCTTTATCTTCTAATTCAGTTAAATCTATTGTTGCCTTAGATTCTATACCTGTTTCAGGGTGATTTAACATTATATCATATTCAGGACCATACCCTAAGATACGAGCTGCTATTAATATTGCGTTTTTATCACCAACTAATAAATTTTTATAATCAATAGGGGTTACAATAAGTGATTGTAGTAGTTTATCTAAAACTGTACCACTTTTGATTAGGTTTATATTAGTTAAAATATCTTCTTCTTTAGCTGTCATATACTTCATTTCTATGACTCCTTTTTTTAGTGGGGACCCTTCAGGATAAAGTAAACCTTTTGAGGGTAATGTAACTTCCTCTGTGGGAAATTGGTGTTTTTCTTCCATAACGTTATTTAATTAAAACTAGTTCGGATATACATATATGTGGGAAAAAAGAAAGCGCCAAAAAGGCGCTTTTTCTTTATAAAAATTTTAATATTAGTAATTCAAGATGGCGTAATCCATTACTATAGTCATATTAATATTTGCTGGTGCATCTGAAGTCCAATCCATATCACCAAAATTAGCTGATTGACAATAAGCACCTTTTAAGATCCATTCTTCAACAACATCACCTACTGGTCCTAATGTATTAATTCTAATATCTTTTTTATAGAAATCAGAATAACCATCTCTACCTGTAACTGATTCGTGTGATAATCTTACCCACTCCATTACTGCTTGAGCACCTGATGGTGTTACAGGATCGTATAAATCACATGTAATATTTTCCCAGTTTGCTTTACCTTTAATTTTTCTTTTCACGTTGATGTGATCAAGAACTACTTCTCCAAAAGTAATACTTGGTCTAGCTATTTTTTTAATAAGGTATGCTGGAATACCATCAATAAACATTATAAACCTATTTTGTAATTTAGGTTCAAATGCTGTGAACATAGTTTCGTTAGTGTTTAATATTGCCATCTTTTTATTTTATTTATTGTTCTATTATAAATATAATTGTTTTTAGTTTTTTATGCATCAAATGTTGCTCCCGTTGGAAGAACATTAAAGTCAAGTACTATAAATTCAGCTGTTTTAGTTGGTTGTAAATAAATTGCACCTACTAATTGATTTCTATCAATTACATCTGGTGTATTATTACCTTCATCCATTTGTACTCTAAACGCGTATAATCCTTGTTTTTGTTGTACTGATTCTAAGTATGGGTTAACAATGTTTAAGAATCTGTTTCTTGTAGCTTGTGTATTTTGTTCAAATACTAAGTATCTTGAAGAACTTGCAATAAATTTCTTAAGTGCAATTAATAATCTACGAACGTTAATTCTATCTAATGCTGTTGATCTTTCTTGAAGTGTTTTCTGACCCCAAATACAAACTCCCGTTGCTGGGAATGTTGCTATTGGATTAATCTTAGCATCATATAATACATCTCTTTCAGATTGGTTTAATCTGATTTTAGCTTCTAGTACATTTCCTAATACACCTCTATTTAAACCTGCTGGTGCAAACCATTCTGCAGCAATATTATCTGAAGCTGCTATGGCTCCGGGTACTATTACTGATGGTGGTACTAATACTGGTTTATTTTGTGCAGTATCAAGTACTTTAACCCATGGATAATAAACCGCAGCGTAGTTGGTATCTAAACCTTGTACGTTGCTTACAGCCGTGTTTACTGAAGCATATGATGGTGATAAATCCATTACAAAAAATGCGTCTCCTCTTGCTTCTACCATATCAATTGCAGCATTTGCAACTAGTGGATGTAATGAATGTATAACACCTGGTAATGCTAACATATTAATATCATACTCATCTTGGTTTGAAAGTATATTTAGTGCTTTTTTATATGCCGTTGTTCCTGTAGTACTGGCTCCACTTAAATTAAATCCATATAAGTTGGTACCATCTGAGTAAGTACTTGCTAATGAGCTTTCGTTTCCTACAAATATTGGAGACCATGGTGCTACACCATCTGTACCTCCTTGGAAAGGAACTGTAAATTTAATCTGATTGTTTGTTGGACCAGTTGCTCCTGTTGGATCGATTGAAGCACTTAATGAACCTAACCATAATCCTGAGTCAGCATGACCACTATAATTTTCAACACTAAATGCTCCTGCTATATTTGATTCTTCAATACTAGGTAGTGGTTTTAGGAAGTTATAATTATCAGATGATTTTTCATTTGATTTCCATCCTAAATAAGCACTTGTATTATAATTCCCATCTGCAGCTGTTTGTGTACCTTCATAAGATGCTGATGGAAATATAGAGTTTACATTTAATGATGCTGTTGGGAAAGGATTAACTATAGCAGCAAAACCTTTAGGTGATAATTTAGGGGATGTTGCTTTTCCTTCTACTGCATCTGAAACTTGTACCCTAATGTATTCTGAGATATTTGGGTAATTTCCTTTTAATTCTACTTTCCCTAATGTTTCATTATATTCTGGGTATCTATCTCCAATTACTCTTGCTATGTAATTTGGGGAATCTGGATCTAAATTAACATTATTAAACTGTTCTAATATTAATGGACTTTTATCATTATCTTGATATTGTCTTAAAATAATAGAGAAAGTTGAATATTGTTGTTCACCATCTATGTCACCTGGTTCCCTTAAATTAGCGATTGAAATTTTATATTTTGTATTTAAGTCAGTTCCATGTGATATTGTGTGAAACCTGA